GGGCAACGGTCCAATGGACCTGCCTTGAAAACCCCGTTGGTATCGGCGTGCTGGATATGCGGACCGCACTCCCTGCCGATGTCAAGCAGAGCGACCTCCTGCAAGATTTGCAGAAGATGTTCAACCTGCAGTTCATGCCCGACCCGCAAGACCCCAAACTCCTGTACATTGAACCGTGGAAGGACTTCTACTCATCGGGTTCCTTGGACTGGTCGCAAAAGTCCGACGAGAATGCCGAGCAGAACATCACCAACGGCGACCCCAACGCTTACACCAATGTCATGTTTAAGTACAAAGACATGGGTGACTATTTATCCAAAACCTACAAGCAGTCCTATCCATTGGCCCGTGAGGGCTACGGAGGCCGAATCTTCAACACTTCCAACTTCTACGGCAAGGGGGACAAGGTCGTTGAAACCCTATGCGGGACTTTGATACCCGCATCCTTCAGCACCGACAAAATCGTTGGAAGAACTTGGGACATTGACGGAACGCTTGCAAGCGGAACGGTCAAAGCCTTGCAAACGGGCTACCGATTGGCGCAGTATAACTTGATTGAGGGGCAGACCGAATGGGCCTACCAATACGGGGTCAGCGGGAACACGGCCTTATCCGTGGGAATCTTGCGGATGCCCTTTGTGTCGCACATTGACAACCCCTACGCCCCGAATGTGGACTTGGCCTTTGGTCAGCCTCGCTTGGTGTACTACAACGCCGTAAACGCAAGCGGCAGCCCGTACGCCTACACCAATAACAACTTGTATAACACCTATTGGCTTAATTACATAAACGAAACGGTCAGTCAGGAAGCATTGCAGTTGGAACTCACGATGATGCTATCCTCCGTGGACATTTACCAACTTGACTTCCGCAAGCCCGTGTACTACGGCGGTATTCGTTGGCGGTTGCTGGAGATTCGGGACTATTTGGTAGGGCAGATGAAGCCCTGCCGAGTGACGCTCCGACGCATCCTCAACCTTGCTGACTTTGCCGCAACCACGACGACCCCGATTGCAAACGACCCGTCGGCCTTGTTCAACGGCCCGATTGACCCCGACCCTGTTGACCCAGGGTACGAAGCACCCGTAAACCCCGAACTACCCTCCGAAGGATAACCATGGCAGATGTAACCAAAGAAATTGCCCTCAAAGTAGTCGCCACCGATGCGACAGGGCCAGCACTTCAATCACTTGAAGACAAACTCAACGCCGCCAAAAAGCGGATGGTTGAACTCGCTGCGGCGGGCAAGCAGAACACCGAAGAGTTCCAACGCCTGCAAGTTGAGGCGGGTAATTACAAGCGAACCATTGAGGGCGTTGAGCAGTCCGTGGATTCGTTCGCAAAGGGCGGCAGCAAAGCGTTCACCTTAATTGTAGAAGCCTCGCAAGCAGTAGCGGCAGGGTTTGCGATTGCCCAAGGTGCAGCGGCTTTGTTCGGTGACGAGAACGAGGACTTGCAGAAGGCAATGGTCCAAGTCCAAGGGGCGATGGCCTTGGTCAATGGGGTGCAGCAAATCAACATCCTACTGACCCAAAAATCCGTTATCACAACCGAAGCAGCGGCAGCGGCTCAACGGGTTTACGCCATAGCCGTTGGAACCAGCACGGGAGCATTGAGGGCGTTTCGGGTTGCTCTGCTCGCATCAGGTGTTGGAATCGTGGTTGCAGGGCTTGGTTTATTAATAGCCAAGTGGGACGAACTGACCGCAGCCGTGCGTCGCTACCTCAACCTACCCGACCCAAAGCAACGAGCAATGGAAGAAGCCCAAGCCTTGATGAGGCAGGAGGCTACATTGGAGAATTATCGGGATGCCTACGAAAAGCACACAAACGACCTCATTGCTAATGATGCCAAGCGCAAAGCAGCGGCAGAAGAAGCCACAAAGACAAGGCTTGAAAAACTCAAAGAGGAAAACAACGCCATCATCAAGTTTGTTGAGGATTTGAACCTCACCCTCTACGAGATGAGGCTGGATGACCAAGCGGCCCAAGAGCAAGCCGTTATTGATGGAATGCGAAGGGAGGGTCAAGCCCGTGCATCAGCGGCGGCAAGGACTATTCAAATTGAAGATGCTAAAGCCGAAGAAATCAAGCGCATTGAGCAGGCCGTTGCTGACTTCAAGCAGCAGGTCACCTTTGATTCGCTTACTGCTATCAGCCAAACCCTTGCAGCATTCGGCAACGAGAACAAAGGCTTGGCCATTGCAGCCTTGGCGATTGAGAAAGGTTCGGCTATCGCCAATGTCATCATAAACCTTCAAAAAGAAATGTCTGCAAATGCGGCAATGGCTTTTGCTAACCCTGCGAACGCTTTGACTGGTGGTGCAGTAGGTATCGCACAAACCAAGGCTCTAAACACGATGGCCAAGATTCGTGCAGGCTTGCGGATTGCATCCATAACGGCAGCGGGGATTCAAGCAGGCAAGACCATTATGGGCAGCGGGGAATCAGGAGGTGCGCCTTCACCTGGTGGACCGATGCCATCGGGAGCGGGTGGCGGTGCTGCACCTCCAATTTTCAGCAACCCCAACACGACCGACCTATCCTCCTTCGGGAACGGCCAAGGCCAAGGCTCCCAACCCATGCGGGCCTATGTGGTTGAGCGGGACATCCAGCAGACGACCAGCAGGGTGCGCCGCTTGTCCGAATTTGCAACATTGGGCTAACCGCTACATATCCCCACATGGAACTTCCCGTGTACCGAATGACCGTGGACGAAGTGGACGAAGGTGTGCAATTTGTCGCCCTCGTTGATATGCCCGCTATTGAAAAACCCTTCCAAGCCTTCGCCAAGACCCCGCAACGCTTTGCCGAAACGGGGGAACGCAGGGTCCTGACGGGACCGCTCATGCTGGCCGATACTCCCATCTACCGCAAGGACGACACCTACGGCGAGTACTATGTCGTCTTTGACAAAGCCACCATCCGCAAAATCGTGCAGAAGTATTTCAAGCAAGGGAACCAGCACAATGTGAATGCCTACCACAACGCCGAATTGGACGGGGTCTTCATGTTTGAGAGTTACATCACCGACACCGAGCGGGGCGTACTTGCCCCCAAAGGCTACGAGGACACCCCCGACGGCTCATGGTTCGGGTCGTTCAAAGTGGAGAACGACGAAGTGTGGGAGAACCGTCACGCCTTCAAGGGTTTCTCCGTGGAGGGCCTCTTCGGGATGAAAAATACAGGAACCGAACTGGAGGTCGCACTTGCGGGCCTCGCAGACGATTTGACGAACTTTTTGCAACATATCAACCCAACCTACAAATCCCTTTAATCTATGAACCTAAAATCAGCCATTGACACTTTGCGGACTGAACTCCGCAAGTTCACAACCCAAAAGCAAGCCTTCGCCGACTACAAGTTGGTGGATGGTACTGTTGTCCGTGTGGACGGCGACCTCGTTGCAGGAACCGCCGTTTATGTCATCACCGAAGACGAAACCCTGCCCGCTCCTGATGGCGAGCATCAAGTTGAGGGCGTTGGTGTCATCAAAACCGAAGGTGGTAAAATCACCGAAGTTGTCGTGGCCGAAGCCCCAGCACCTGCCGAGGAAGTGGCCGTTGCTGCTGAAATAACCCCCGAAGTTGCGGGTGAAGTGGTGAGTGAAATCGCCGAAGGCTACCCAATGGTGGACCCGTTGATGGTTGAAGAAATCGTCAAGAAGCACTTGGTGAGCATCATGGAAGAACTCAAAGCAGCCTACACCGAGATGGGCAAGATGAAGGACAAGATGGCCGCATTTGCAAGTCAAATGGAAACCATGACCGACATCGTAGAGAAGGTTGCAGAACTCCCATCCGAAGCCCCGAAGCCAACCGCCTCTGCAATCGTGGAGCAACGGAAGGCATCAGCCGCCCAAAACTTTGCGGCCATCGCACAATCAATCCAAACTCTTAAAAACTCCAAATAACCTTAACCCCCTAAAAACAAAATCATGGCATTTTCTTTCGGAAACCTATCAGCCTACACCGACCAACAAAGGCTGCCCCTAATCACCAAAGCGGTTTTCGCCGCTCGCTCTGCTGCCCTCTTTACCAAGCAAGTTGGTATCAAGTCGGCTGCTGCCCTCAACCTCATGGACACCGATGCAAACATCGGGTCAGGAACCGTCTGCGGTTGGTCTGCAACAGGCAACACGACCTTCAGTCAGCGTAACATCACCGTTGGCGTGATGAAAATCCAAGAGGCTCTTTGCCCTCGCTCACTTGAGCAATACTGGATGCAGTCCCAGTTGACTGCTGGTAGCCAATACGA